GAAGCATTACGCATCCTTCATAATAATCTGGTCTTTGTTAAGGGTGTCAACCGGCAGTACAGGTCAGAATTTGCAGTATCCGGGGCCAAGATAGGCTCGGTTATCAATGTTCGCAAGCCGAATAAGTATTATATTCGTACCGGCCCCGCGATGCAGGTTCAGAACACCGCTGAAACAAGCATACCGCTGGCACTCACCAGGCAATGGGGCGTTGATGTGAATTTCACATCCGCAGAACTGACGCTATCATTGGATGATTTTTCAAAACGTATCCTAAGCCCCGCTATGGCGAAGATCAGTTCGCAGATCGACTATGAGGGATTGGGACAGTTCGTAAATATTTACAATCAGGTCGGAACTCCGGGGACTTCACCGGGCGCAATGACCTCAACAAATTCAACAATTCTGAGCGCCTATCAGGTTCAGCCCGTGCTCAATGCGGGATTGATGCTTGATCTAAATGCCGCGCCAAGGGACGAGAACCGCAGAATGGTTTTAAATCCTTCCGGCATGGCGGCAATGGCAGGAGCATTGACAGGCCTGTTCCAAGATCAGGGTTTGATTGCCGAACAGTATAGAAAGGGTATTTTGGGAACGGCGCTCGGCTTCGAGTTCGCCCTAGACCAAAACGTAAACGCCCTCACCTGCGGGTCAAGGGCTGGAACTGTCGTGGTCAACGGCAACAACCAGACCGGTTCGACAATTTCTTTGAGGGGCTTTACAGCCAACACCGTCATTAATGCCGGTGAAATCTTCAATATCACCAATGTGAACGGCGTCAATCCCGAAAACCAGCAGGTTTGGAACTGCCCGGTGGCGACTTCTAATGGCAATATAAATTTTGTCGTTACAACCACCACCACGGCGGATGCCAACGGCAATATGCTGACGCTTCCGATTGCTCCTCCTATTGTCGTAGCTGCAGCAAACCAGGCAAATGGAACAGTGGCGGCGCTGCCTGTTGACGGCGCGGCAGTCACCTTTGGGTCGGGCACGGCGAATACTACTTACCCGATGAGTCTTGCTTATCATCAGGACGCTTTCACTCTGGCAACCGCTGACTTAGAGTTGCCGCAGGGCGTTGATTTTGCGGCAAGAGAAACCTACGACGGTATTTCAATGCGGATAGTAAGGGCATTCGATATTGTCAACGACCAATTTCCCTGCCGTATTGATGTACTCGGTGGTTGGGCAACCCTGCGGCCAGAACTGGCTTGCAGAGTAACGGGTTAAGGAGGAAAATACTATGCCTTTAAAAATATTATCAGATGGAAATCCTGATGGAACATTGCTTGGCGGCAACCCATCAGACAAAGTCGGGTTCTTCGGACAAGTGCCTACTTCACAGCCGACAAATCCTTTTGAGGCCCAAGCGGGTGCGTTCGGTTTTGGGTCGATTGTGACTTATTCGTCAAATAACTGCCCTCTGGCAAATATCGCGGTAAGCACAACCGCGAATCAGGCGAATTTGACGCTTGAAAACTTTAATGTTGCCGGCGCTGTGGGCGTAAATGCCACGCAGGAATTTATTGTCGGCATTTCCAAAGCGACTACGGCAGCCAACGCCACTAACAACGTAGGGCTTTGCGGATGGAGACCATCGGCGGCTAATACCGTTGACCTTCTGTTCGCCAATCCTTCGGGAGCAAACGGAAACATCGTTGCCAATGAAGTTCAATGGACAGTGGCAACAATCAGAGGCTTTCAGAATGCCATTCAGATTCAGGCCTGCAATGCCAATGCAAATTGCCCGACAAACGGAGCGAATTACGGGACAGTTGAGATCATTTACAATCTCGGCGGATCCAATGCCACGGCCGTCGCCACTGTATCGAGCGCGGGTCAGCTTACCGGCATTCAGGTAACTAACGGCGGTCAGGGGTTTTTCACCGTTCCGACGGTTATTATCACAGCACCGGCGAACACCACCTACTCAGGCGTGACAGCAAATCAGCCCACACTCCTGACAGGTACGGCGCTTCCATTCCCCGTTCCTGCAAACGGGTGGGGTGCTACTGCGGAAGCGATAGTCAATTCTAACGGTCAGGTAATCAGCGTTGTAGTGACTGACCCCGGCTACGGGTATCTCGCAAGCGCGCCTCCGACAGTCACCTTTGGCGTGGCTACTTCCATTGCTCCCGGGCAGTTCGTAACTGGACAGCCCAATGCCTATACCGCCGGATTGGGTATCGGCAACATGCGAGTCGCAGGGAAGAACCAGATTGCAGTCCAGTATTTAAACTGCACAGGTTCAAACATCGCCATTCCTGCTGCCAACTACGCCTTTGTGGGTTTAAGTTCCATGCCCGCAATCAGCCCGTTTATGACTATCCGGGCAAACATAACGGCGGCTAACACTTCCGGCGTGGGTTCAGGCGCAGGTTCGACAAACTACGTTGTTCCCGGCATGATGGCCAACGATGTCGGCATTGCCGCTTACGGAAACGTAATGACGACAGGTGCAAATGGTACTGCTTACATCTTGCAGCCACCGATTGCAGCGGCAAATGCGATAAACGATATTTACATCGGATCAAATATCGCTTCCAACAGGGCAGCCGGCGTTTACAGCTATGTGTTCATGCGTCAGCAGGCCAATGCGCCGATGGTGGTGTTTCAGGCCTTTGTTTCTAATGCAACAGCGGTTACAGCGGGTAATTCATCCGAGCAGGTGTTTACTCTGCCTTCCAATATTACCTTGAGTTCCTCGAATAATGCGACAAATTTTAATGTTATTAATTGCAACAAGCCGTCGCATACTCCGGGACTATCGGTAGTCGGTTGCAGGGCGAACAGCAACACTCAGGTGGCAATCACTTACATGAATACGTCCAGCGTGAGCATTACGCCCCCGAACGAGATGTACACTTTTGCGTACTTCCCGACTCCGGCGGCAACGATGTCTGCTAACATTCTGGCGTATCAGGTAGTTTACCAGGCGGGCCCGACCTACTCTCAAATCTGGCAATTAGTGACAGAATTGCAGCAGGCTTCGCAGTTGTCTGGTTTCATTAAGGGGTATTAATTTTCAACCGGGGAGGGTGGTAAATCTGCCCTCCCCTTCTGGGAGGTATGTAATGAAAAAGACGATTTATACTTTAGCGTTGAGGGGCTATGCACCGGATTTAGTAGCCGTGACTTTTCAACTGATGAAGGCTTACGCAAAAAAGATTGAGGCTGATTTTGTGGTAATTGAGGACAGAAAATATCCCGACAAATACCCAACCTATGAAAAGTTCCAAATTTGGGACTTGATGAAGGAACGGGACGATGAGTGGTCGTTCTTCTTCGACGCGGACACGATGATTCACCCTGATTTTCCTGACGTGACGGCGATGCTTCAGATGGACACAACCTGCGCGGGATACTCAAGCGACTTTACCCCCATGAGATTCAGGCCTGACGCGCCTTTTCTGCGAGACGGGAGGTACATCGGGAAAGGGACGTGGTTCATTATATGTTCCAATCTTACGAGGGACGCATGGCAACCCATAGAACTTTCGGACATCACCTACGAGAAGGCCGTGGAAAATATTTTTCCGACAAATGACGAGATTATAAAAATCAAAAAGACCCCTGAAAGTCTTATTGACGATTATGTCGTCTCAAGGAACATCGCAAGGTTCGGCTTGAAACACACCGTTCTCTCAGAATTATGCCCGAAATTCAACTGCCCGATAGGGATAGAGACCATTAACGGAAATCAGAAGGTTATCAGTCCCTATTTACAGCACGACTACAACCGCCCCCTTGAACAAAAATTGGTCTGGACGGAGCAGGTTTTACGGACGTGGGGGGTGACGCTATGAAAATCCTCATAACAGGACAAAACGGATTTCTAGGGAAGAATCTGACCAAAGCGTTTAAGACGGGATTGTTCGATGCACATCCCGCGATCAAGGATGAGCATGTGTTTGGCGATTGTGGCGATGTCAGATACATAAAGGAGCAAGGGTATTGCGCCGGAGAACTCAACCGGATTTACCATCTTGCGGGAACACCATCACCAACCAAATATAAACTGTTTCCAGCGGATGTCATAATGAGCAGTGTTGTCGGGACTTTTAATCTTTTAGAAATGGCAAAAGAGACGCGCGCGAGATTATTATTCACATCCACTATCGACACGGAAAGGTTCTATCCTTCCGACAATTTTCGCTCGGCTTACGTTGACGGGAAGAAATGCGCCGAGGACTTGTGCTACCAGTACCGGAAAGATGTCGATGTGCGGGTAATAAAACTGTTCTCCACCTACGGAGAGGGCATGGCCTATGCTGACGGCAGGGTTATTCCTACATTCATTCGTGCGGCGATAAACGACGACCCGATTGTTGTTTACGGCGACGGCACACAGATTGATTCATTCTGTTATGTTTCAGACATGATTGATGCGCTTTATAAAGCGATGGAACACGACAATCCGAATAAGGTCATTGAACTGGGCAACCCCTTCACCGACAGACACTCAGGATTGGTTTCCATAGGGGAACTGGCCCATGCCATCGTCGATATTGCCAGGTCGAAGTCAAAGATAACATATATACCGAACATGTCTTTTGACAAGGAGAGGATACCGAACATTCATTATGCGGTAAGGCATCTGGGATGGTCGCCGCTGATCGGATTACGGGAAGGACTCGAACGGACGATCAAGTATTTCAGGGAGGTGAAGCCATGAAATGCTTAGTGGACAACGACACTATCCAGATCGAAATCACCAATGCTTGTCCTTTAAACTGTGCCAACTGCACGCGCTTCACGCACCACACGAAAAAGCCGTACATGATGGACTTCGAGTATTTTAAGAAATGCGTTGATTCGATGATAGGATTTCCGAAAATGACAGGAATTATGGGGGGCGAGCCCTTATTGCATCCTGAGTTTGAGCGGATGTGCAACTACCTGCACTCCAAAATACCTCCCAGTCAAACCGGGCTGTGGACTTGCCTCCCACCCATGAAGGAGCACTATCGGGACGTAATCTGCGAAACTTTCGGGAACATTTTTATCAACGACCACTCAAGGAACGACATCATGCACCATCCCTTTTTAGTGAGTGCGGCGGAGATCAAGAATATTGACCGATGGGTGAAGTGGGTGATGATTGACAGGTGCTGGGCGCAACTGTCCTGGAGTGCTTCAATAAATCCCCACGGGGCTTTCTTTTGCGAGATAGCCGCCTCCCTTTCTATACTTCTCAACAACAATGAGAAGGATGGCTGGAAAGTTGACCCCGGATGGTGGGTCAGGACTCCGAAGGATTACAGGGAGCAGATGGAAAAATACTGTATGCTGTGCGGCGGCGCAATGCCACTCCAAAAGAGAGTTTCAACTACCATTAAGGACGAAATCAGCCTGCTGATGCTTGAGCGGATAAAGGATTATTCACCAAAGGTCAAGAAGGGAGAGTATGACATATCGAATTGTGAACTGTGTCAGGACGACTCCCAGATGGCCTCGTATAAAGACCCACGATATAGGGAAGCCATTGCCGCAAGGTACGGCATCTATATGATGGAGAATGAGTTACATTTTTTAACACCATTTTTATCAAAATCTTTTAAAGGAGGAAAGAACCATGGCTTGGAATCAGAGCGGACCGGCGAACCAGAGGTCGGGAGTCAAGAAGGGGTCAGCCACTCATGCGGCGAACACGAAGAAAGGGTTTGACGCAGGCTATACCTACGCTGAATTTGCTAAAACCAAAGTCGGCATAGGCAAAGACAAAAAGAAAGGCTAACGCCAAATTAACATGGGGGACGCATCCAGATACAACACGCAAAATTTAAAATGAGACTGAAACAGGCTCAAAAAAGAAAGAAAAAGAAGATCAAAATAGAATCCACCCGTTTATTTGCTGATTTCCAGCCGGGGAATCACAAGCACTCTGCATTACAGAAGCATCAAGGATTTGTGAAGCCCAAACTTGCCAAAAAATTGGAAAAGACTGAGAAGTGGATTAAAAAACGCAATTACGGGGAAGTTAAGAACGAACACGGATAATAGGGAGGTTATTATGAGCGAATATCCTAAAATGGTTTATTTGCATGACGGTAGTTTGGCTTACAGGGTAGTGGAGAATCGAGAGGAATATGAATTTTACAAGGCAAAAGGGTTTGTGCTGGAAAGATGGGATGTGAAGCCGAAAAAAGAGCCTCTGCCCATGCCAAGAACAGACCCGATTAAACCGGAACCGAAGAAAGACAAGCCCAAAAAATCGTTTCCCAAGTGGAGATGTGATTTTTGCGGGAAGCATTTAAAACGATACGATCACTCAAAATGCGGGGGTAAACACCATGCCGGCAAAGTCGAAGAAACAGCGAAAAATGATGGCAATAGCGGAACATCATCCGGAAAAACTATGGAAAAAGAACAAGGGAGCGGCGAAAATGGGCAAGAATGCACTGCATGACTACGCCAAGACCAAGGAAAAGGGTCTGCCACTCAAAAAAGGGGATAAGAAAGAATCTATAAAGTCTTTTATGACCCGTAGAAACAAAAAGAAGGGGTAAATCATGGCTTTTCTTACAGCGGCAGACGTAATTAAGTCAACAATGAGGATTATCGGGGTAATCGGGAAGTCGGAAGTTCCATCAAATGACGAAATGATGGACGGCCTCCAAGCCCTTAACCTGATGCTGGAGCTATGGTCGGCAAGAAGGTTGATCGTCAGGGGAACCACCCAATTCAACAACGTCCTAACGGCAGGACAATATTCCTACACCATAGGGACAGGGGGAAATTTTAACACTTTAAAGCCCGTAACCATCACCTCAGCGTTCATCAGGGACTCTAATAATATCGACACGGGTCTGGACATCATAAAAAGGGAGGAATACGATTCCTACGGAGATAAGATGATCACTACATCAAGGCCGATTGCCCTCTGCTATGATGCGGGAGCCGCCCAGCAGTCCTCCCAGATGGGAACGGTGATCTTTTATTATACCCCTGACAACTCTACCCAATACACCGTATTTATGCAGATGCAGGTGCAGTTGAGTGACTTCACCGGACTTACATCCGCAGTCACGTTCGAGGCAAAATACGGCGAGGCCATGAAGTACGAACTCGCCAAGAGGCTGTGGAGGGAATATCACGAAAACGACAAGCCCATTCCTGGGGACATAATGGATTTGGCGGCAAAGGCGATGTGCGTCCTTGAAAAGACGAACCACGAACTGCCAAGGGCTACTATCGAAGTGCCGCCTCGCAAGAGCGTATTTAACATTTACACCGGAGATTATCAATAATGGCAGAAGTAGATTTAACAAATCAATACAATACTCCCTAGCACAAAGGTGTCAACATGAGGATTCCTTTCCTTGGGCCTACATATCAGTCTCGCAGTCTTAACATAGCAGCGGACAGGTCTATCAATTTTTATCCTGAAATCAATCAGGAGGATTCCAAAGACATTATTTCCTTGATAGGCACTCCCGGGACGCAGTATTTCACGGGTACGGGAAACCTGCCTGTCAGGGGTATGCACGCTTTCAACAACCTGATGTATGCCGTCATAGGTAACAGCCTCTACTCAATAAACACGGCAGGAGTGTATTCCAATGTTCTGGGGACGCTAAATACATCCTCAGGACGGGTTGATATGAGAGATAATGGCATGGCCGCCAACGGTTTAGGCGGCAACCAGTTAATGATCGTCGATGGCCAGAACGGATATATATGGAACGTATCTACTTCGTCCTTCACCACAATTTCAGGAGGCGGCTGGCCGGGAACTCCCCCAGCCCATGTAATTTACCTTGACGGCTATTTTATAGTGACCTTTGTTAACAGCATGATTTCCTACGCCTCAAATCTGTTTGACGGCACGAATTGGAGTTCTCTTGCTTATGCACAAGCCACTTCGTCGGTGGACAATATTAAAACCGTGTCCGATTTAAGCGAGCAGATATGGTTCATCAAACAAAATACCTCAGAGTGCTGGTATAATAACGGAGTAGCTACCGCCGTGGGATTCCCTTATACAAGGGTTTCAGCCGGGGTTTTGGATGGTGGAACCCCAGCCGAATGGTCAGTCGCAAGAATGCAAAGCAACCTATTCATGCTGGGCTCCGTCAGAAACAACGAACTGGGTGAGATGGTGGGAATCGTCATGCTGGCAAACGGAGCCTTTACAGTCGTCTCCCCCGTGGCGATAAATTACCAGATCAGCCAATGGCCTACATACTCAGATGCCTTCGGGTATTGCTATTCAGAAGGGGGACATAGTTTTTATGTTCTTACCTCCCCGTCAGGCAATCAGACATTCGTTTATGACGTAACGACCCAGATGTGTCACGAAAGGTCAACCTATACGAACAATCCTTACGCTTACGGAAGGCATTTATCAAACTGCTACTGCTTCTTTAACGGCAATCACTATGTAGGCGATTACCAGAGCGGAAACATCTACCAGATGTCCTCTAATATCTATACGGACAACGGACAGCCTCTAATCAGCGTGAGGGTAGCCCAGCACCTTTCCGACAAGAAAACGCTTAATAACCAGTTTTTTAAGAGAATCATCATAGATGCTGAGACCGGACCTCCGGGGATTACGGGAACAGGCGGTTTCTACAATGTAACGATTCCGGCCTATAATTCAGACCCAAATGTCGCTTTTTTGGCTCATTTTGACGGTGCAAACGGAGCGACTACCTTCGTTGATTCTTCAATCAATAATTATACCATAACTCCCGTGGCCGGGGCGCAACTTGGCACGAATTGGGAAAAATTCGGGACGGCTTCTTTAAAGTTAAATGGCACGACTGACTATGTGACCGTTCCTGCGGCGGCAGTTAATTTTGGAGCTAATGATTTTACAATTGATTTTTGGATTTACCCAAGTCTAGTATCTAGTGGTGCTGGCTTTTTCAGTTTGTATCAGGATACCAATAACTTCATGGCATATAGATTTTTTTCTGGCGTGACTCCCTCTGTTGTTTTTGTTCTTTATGTAGGGG